CTCAAGCGCAATTAAGAGCACAAAATCTTGCACAGCGAGATGAAGCAGTTACTCGTTTGCCGCAAGATACACAGCAGCAGTTACGCTTATTTGAAGAAAACGTAATGCCTCGCCCTGTTGAGCCTCCTTTAAACAACCCACCGGGTTGGAACTTTGTTGATACAGGAACGGAAGTTGCCCCTGCATTAGAGGCGGCGGCTCCGGTGGCAGCCGAAGCGCGGGCTATGGCGCAATTGCCTGTGGTTACCCCTGTTGCGGCTCCTGCACAAGTGCAGATTAGTGCAGAGTTTCCATTTGTTGGACGCTTGGATGAGTTTGCTGCGGGGATGAAGGGTCCTGCACAGAAGGAGCAGTTGATCAATCAAGTTAAAAGCAAATTTCGTGAGCAGGATGTTGCGCGCCTTGAAGAAGCGCTGTCTGGATTGGGTCCAAAAGATAAAGTAACGCCAGCTATGTTGCAAGATGCGCTGGCCAATACATATTCACCTAGTCGTTTGCGCTCTATTGATGAGCCTGCAAGCCAAGGTAGACCTATGTACTCCAACATGGACAATGTGTTTGCCCCAGATAAACCAATTTCTGGATCAATGAATTTGTACGTGAAACAAACACCTGAAGCGGAAGCACTTGCCAAAGATGCAGCGGAACTAAAGTTGGCACTAAACAATGTATTTACAGGCCTAAGTAAGCCCTCAATGTTTGACACCATTGACAATATTTTAGCTAACAGCCCCATTACGGGACAATTAAAAAGCATAGGGGAACTAAAGCAGCAGTTGTCGGCGTATCGTCCTTTATATGAAAAATTTTACAAGATTCGGCAAGAGGCAGACGATGCAAAACACATGCTTACATACCCAGTTCTTTCAGGGGAAAAAGTTTTTGGAAAACCTTTAAATGAGATGGTTGACCAAAGGGTACAAGCTGCAATACAAGAGGGAATAGATGCGGGCAGAATACCTTCCATTCCTCATTTTAATATTCCTAGTCCACAGCTAACCCCACAGCAACGAATGGAAAAATTTGTAGTTGAAAATTCAATGTACGCAACAACAAAACAATTACGGCAAGAAGAAGAAGCTAAATTGTTTGTTGAAATAATGCAAAAGGGATCAGATAAGTTAGTGCAATTGGGTATGGACCCAATTGATATTACTGCAGTTATTAATAGGTTGCCAGTAAAACCAATTGAAAACATCTATGAAGCAAATAGAGGGCTGAACACTGATATTCAATTTAATGACCAAGTATCAAACAAGGTACAAACTGTATTTGAGTCAGTTAAAGCAGCGCAAGGAAAAGTTCAAGACAAAATGCGCGATAGATATGAGCGTGCAATACAAGAAGTTAATCCGCTTATAGGTTATCGTGGACAACATGCCAACGTAGCAGGAGAAATTCACCCTGTTGGATTTGCTCGTTACACAGAGCATACGGTAGACATGAACGGCAAACAATTAAATGGCCGCCATGTGCATGAACTGCAATCTGACCTTGCGCAAGATGTTCGTCAATTAGGCGCTAAGAGCGGGTCACTAGAAAAAGATCAAGCAGAGTTAGCAACGTTGAAAACTAAGCTTGCAGAAGTGGATGAACTTGATCCTTCACAGGCAATAAATAAAGCAAAATTGGAAAAACGAATTGCAACGATAGAAAACCGAATTTCATTGACTTCTCCGGGCAAATATCAGTTAGAGCAGCCGTTTGCAGGCTTTGAGACAAGCCCTGCTGTGGAAATGCAGTTGTTGATGAAAAACGCAATTCAGTCCACAATGCGTGCAGGTCAAAATTTTGTAACCTTCCCGGGTAAGGAGTCCGCTAGAGCGGCGTTGTATGAAAAGGTATTGCCAAACTTGAAGCAGGCCGTAAAAGATTTAGGTGGCGAAAAAGCAGGATTTGACATTAAACCTATTACACTGCCAAATCCCAATGGAACTGAACCAACTGTTTGGGGAGTGGTGTGGTCACCAGAGACTGCAACCAAAGTCTTGGAGAAGGGTATTCCATTCAAGAAGGGTGGAATGGTTGAACGCAAAACTGACGATAACCGCAGATACATGTAAGGAATAACATGCCTATTGAAAAGAACAACGACCTGCCTGCTGGCAACATAGATGTTGAAGTTGAGAGCATGGTGCAAGAGGACATGCCTGACATAGAGATTGTGCTTGATCCAGAAACTGGAAGCGTTGATGTAACGCTAGGTGCGGAAGAAGACGAAGTGCCCTTTGGCGCAAATCTGGCCGAGGTCCTTGATTCAAGTGTCTTGCAACAGATTAGTTCTGAGTTGTTGCCTTTGTTTGAAGCGGATCAGGGCTCGCGTAAGGATTGGGAAGAGCAGTATGGCAAGGGCCTGAAGCTGCTTGGCTTTACCTTTGATGAGCGCACCCGTCCTTTTAAGGGTGCTGCAGCTACGACGCATCCTTTGTTAACAGAAGCGATTGTGCAGTTCCAAGCGCAGGCGCTCAAGGAATTGATGCCCGCGGACGGTCCCGTGCGCACGCGCGTACTGGGGAAAGAGACGAGGGAGAAGTTGATGCAGGCCGACAGGGTGCGTGACTTCATGAACTATCAGATCACATCGGTGATGGAAGAGTACACACCGGACTTTGATCAGTTGTTGTTTTATGTTGGTTATGGTGGCTCGGCGTTTAAGAAGGTGTACTACGACGAGGATCGTGACCGGATGGTGAGCAAGTTGATCTTGCCTGACAACTTGTATATCCCGTACAACGGATCGAGTGTGATGAGTGAGTGCCCGCGGATCACGCACGTGGTGCCGATGTCGGTGAATGATTACCGCAAAGCAGTGTTGCGTGGTCAGTATTTGGATACGGCAGAGGAGCGCAGCACGTCGGATGTTGGCAACAACATCATCCAGAAAGAAACAGACCGCGTAACGAAGATCACGCCCAATACGGACGATGAGGAAATGGAATTGCTGGAGTTCCAGATTGATTACGATCTGCAGGGCTTTGAGCACACGGATGAGAATGATGAGCCAACGGGCTTGCGCCTGCCGTACATTATCACGATTGACAGAACTTCGGGAGCGACAGTGGGTGTGCGTCGCAACTGGAGTGAGGGCGATGATCTGTACCGCCGCAAGCAGTATTACGTGCACTACATGTTGGTGCAGGGCTTGGGATCGTATGGTCTAGGCTTCTTGCATTTGGTTGGTGGTTTGAGTCAAGCGGCAACTTCTGCACTGCGTCAGTTGTTAGATGCGGGAACGCTTGTGAATCTGCCGGCAGGTTTCAAGGCCAAGGGCGCGCGGATCATGAATGATGATGTGCCGTTGCAGCCGGGGGAGTTTAGAGACATTGATGCGGGCGGTGTGGAACTCAGTCAGACGCTGATGCCACTGCCGTACAAGGAGCCAAGCCAGACCTTGTTTGCGTTGCTTGGTTTCTGCGCAGATGCGGGCCGCAGGTTGGCCAGTGTCACGGACATGCAGGTGGGAGACAGCAATCAAAATGCGGCGGTGGGTACAACGATTGCGTTGTTGGAAAAGGGCGGACAGGTGATGTCTGCAATCCACAAGCGTTTGCATTACTCGCAGCGGATTGAGTTTAATTTGCTTGCCAAGGGATTTGGCGAGTACTTGCCTGATGAGTATCCGTATGACGTGCCGGGTGAGACAAGGTCAGTCAAGCGCACAGACTTTGATGACCGCATTGATGTATTGCCTGTCTCGGACCCCAACATTTTCTCAGTGGCTCAGCGCATTACAATGGCACAGACGCAACTGCAACTAGCGCAGAGCGCGCCGCAGATGCACAACATGTATGAGGCGTTTCGGCGCATGTATCAGGCCATTGGGGTGCGGGACATTGATGCTATTTTAAATACGCAGAATGTGGACAAGCCTAAGGATCCGGCCAGTGAGAACTCGCAGGCACTGGATGGCTCACCACTAAAGGCTTTTGCGGGTCAACAGCATGATGCACACATCATGAACCACCTTATGTTTGGTATGTCACCTTTGATAGCCAATATGCCTAACGTGGCTGTGACAATGCAAAAACACATCTTTGATCACATCCGTTTAAAGGCCGAAGAGGCAACGGAGGCGGAGTTGTTTACGCAATACGGCACTGATCCTGACAGCATGGTGTCTGCATTGCAGCGGGAAGCAATGATTGCAATTAAAACTGCAGAGTATTACCAAGAAGCTAAGAAAACACAGACTGATTTGCAGGGTCCACCACCAGAAGATCCATTGATCAAGGTCAAAGAGCAGGAGATTCAAGCTAAAGCGGCCAATGATCAGGCTAAAGACGGCAACGAAAAGGCCAAAATCCAGTTGCAAAATCAAAAAATGCAGAGTGATGTGGCTTTGCAGCAGGCAAAACTTGCAATTGATGCTCAAAAACAACAGCGAGGTTAAAAAAACAACCATGCAGATCAAAAAATCTAAGGTTTTGGTGCCAAAACCAGAGCCAAAACTTAAAAAAGTACCGGTTAGTAGTGATACACCAAAGAAAACGTATGTTTATCGCAAAGATGCGTTCAAA